AAACTAAGTTCGATAACATCAGCTTGCTTCTTCTAATTTTCGTCATGATGGGTGTTCTACTCCACATGTCTCATGACAAAGCAGACGTAGACCTTGTCGCTTGGCTAGAGCAAGCATTGACAACTGCTCTTGGCGCGTACATCGGACTTACTCAGGCTCACAGACTTCCTTGGCCCAATAAGAATGGAGGAACAAATGATTCGAAAACGACTGTTACTACTACTCCCGTTACTCCTGCTCCTTAGTGGCTGTCCGAAGGACCCTTATACAGCTTCGTTGAAGGGTTCGGCTGATGTGTCTCAGGCCGTAAGCTCGGCTATTAAGATCTCTGTCTCGTACTATAGTACAGGCAAACTCAACGATGTGAGGAAGAATCAAATTGCGTCCGTCCTCAACACCGTGACGGATTGCAATATGACGTTTCGTAAAGCCGTCGTAGATGCTCATAATGCCGGCTTGATTGGAGCTTCCTCGTTTCTTCCTATCGCAGATAGCTTTGTTCATTGCGCTGAGATGACTCCTCAAGTCAAAACCGATGCGTCTGTCTTTAACATCCTTAAAGCCGTTGATACAGCAATCAACGGTGTAAGCCTCGCTGTCGCGAGTTCGAAAGGAAAGTGACATGGATCCAAACGTCGCGGTTTCGCTCGGTCTTACGATTCTTGATGAAGCTATTGTGTTCATCAAGTCGGTAAAGGGGATGTCCGGTCTTACTCCTGAGCAGCTTGTCTCGCTCGCCGATGCCCAGGATTTGAAGAACAAAGAGGACATCAAGGCTTTGCTCGCTCTTTAATCGAACATGGCTGAAGAACTCATCGTCGCGAAGTTGTCTACTGAGAAGAAGACCGACCTGGCCCTCTATCTCGACCGTCGAGTCTTGGAGCTTAAAGACTCGATGAAAGAGTTGTATGAGGAGAAGATAACAAAGTGGAGGATGGCTTATGAAGCGCGTCCTGCTGAAGAGCAACGTCAGTTTCCTTTTCAGAACGCCTCTAACCTTATCATCCCACTCATCGCAATTCACACCGATACGCTCCACGCACAGCTCATGGCAGCTATCTTCAAGACGCAGCCGATAATCGTCGCTAAGGTTTTGGGCGACTTTGGGCCAGAGTCCGATGAGATTAAGGAAGCCTACGAGCAGTTCATGCAGTACGTCGCGATTGAGCCTTCGGAGCTTGACCTCTACCGAGTTTACAACGAGGGTTTTCGTGAGTGTATCAAGTATGGCACGATTACATTTAAGAGTCCTTGGGAGCACAAGACACGCGACTTCCTTATTCCTGGTGGAGACGGAATGGGCTCTCCTCGTGACTTCTTAAACAAAACCATCTACGAAGGCCCTCGACCAGAGAAACTTCCATTCGACGCTTTTTACTATCCTGTGATGGCTAAGACGCTTGAGGACATGGATATTAAATGTCATAAGCGTATTATGCTCCAACACGAGCTTGAGGAGCGTAAGTTCACGGATGTTTATGACCGTAACGAGGTCGATGAGGTTTTGAAACTTCCTGACAGGACTGGACCGTCGACAACGCAGTCCGAGAAGGAAGAGACTCTTGGTGCGAAGACGACGGCTTCGTACGGTCATAAGGAGTGGGATATTTGGGAGTGCTACGTCGCTTGGCGCCATAAGGGCGAGTCGTTTGCGCCTCGCATGATTGTGACGTACCACCAAAAGTCTAAGAAGATACTTCGCGTCGTCTACGACAACTTCGAGACTGAGTGGTTCGTCGGCGCGCGGATGGCTCATCGCGACGATATGTATCCTGGGTACGGCTTCGCGGAAGTTCTGTGGATGTTTCAGGAAGGTGCCTCGGAGACGTACAATGGGTATCGCGATAATCAGACCGTTGCGAACACTCGTGTTTGGCGTGTACATCCTGACTCGAAGTTACATCAAGGATATCGGATATATCCTTCGGTTATGCTTCCTGCCGACAAAGACGAGATCGAACCGTTGGCCCACGGTGACGTAAGCAATATCAATCTCGACGAGCTTCGTCTGTTATTGGAACTCGCTGAGCGTCGTTCGGGGGTAAGCCCGCCACAGCAGGGTATGGGAGCGGGTGGTCAGACGAAGCGAGGTATTTACTCTGCGATGGGTACTTTATCGCTCCTTCAGGAAGGCAACTCCCGTAAGGATTTGAACGTCTCGGACATGCGTGATTCCCACGTCCGGTTGATGCGTTTGATTTCACTTCAGTACGGTAAGTTCGGTGCTGATAGTAAGCACCACGAAGGGCGTCTTGCTCTCTTCGGCAAGAAACAAGCTCATATTAAAGCTGCGCTTGACTTGATAGCAACACGTCGAATGGGACTGCCTTGCTACTCCTCGACAGCGAGCATCAACAAAGAGGTCGAGAAGCAAAACGACATGATGCTTGTTCAGGTCATGATGAGACATTATCAGACAGTCGCGCAGCTTCTGGGCTCTATGCAAAGCGTAATGACACCTCCGGCGGTGAAAGCCTACTTCGTAGAGGTTATGCTTGCGTCGAACCTTTTGATGAAGAAGCTTCTGCGTAACTTTGGGCATGACGAAGTCGAGCGTCTTGTCCCGGACCCGTTCAAGAAAGGAATACCGAATGCAAGCCTCGACGCTAAACCGAATGGAGCTCAGCCCGAAGGAGCGCCTGTTGGCGCACTCGGCACAGGTCCTGAGCTGGCTGGACGACCCGGCGGCACGCCTCTTCAGTGAGTGGCTGAAGGATGTTCGGCTTCGAGAGAACAAGAAGTTGATGGAGTCAAAAGACACCGTCGACGTACACAGAGCTCAAGGAAGTATTGGTATTATAGATTTGGTTTCCGGTCTGAAAGACGACTTGAGGGAGTATGAACGAGACGTCATCGCTGGAAAAATTAAGCCTCTAAAGGAAGGGTAGGTGTTGAATGAGTTGGCTAGATAGAGTTAAGGATAAAAAGGAACTGGAGAAGATTCCAGCAAAGTGGAGGGAGAAGTCTCCAGAGGAGATTGCGGCTGCTTTGGAAGCTGCGGACAAGGCTACGGCTGACCTCGCTCTCGAGAAGGCCGCTCGTGCTGCCGATGCCGAGAGGGTTACGCAAATCGAGTCGGAGTTCAACGACGTAAAGGCAAAGCTCGCAGCGGCTGAAGCTAATCGAAACAAACCTCCCGACAAGAAGGTCGAAGGTGTTGAGCCAACTCCGGAGAATATGCTTGAGAACCCGAAGGGTGTTCTTGACACACGACTTGCACCACTCGAAGCCGCGACGATTCGTAATGGAGCAACTACGTCGCGAATGCTTGCACAGCAGCAGCTTAATAACTCGGATATGGCATCTGGTGGGAAGACGATGGACGGTCGGCTCTTTCAGGATTGGGGTGCTGAGATCGATGCAGAGTCCCGGAAGTATCAAGCCGTAACGCTTAAGTCTCCAGAAGCATGGCTCGGTATCTTTTGGTACCTGAAGGGTACTCACGCCGATGAGCTTCGTGATCCCGAGGTTCGCAAGAAGAAATACAACTTCCTTGAGCCTTCAGCCTCTGGCGCGCCTGCTGCTGGAACGAATGGTGACGGTAAACCAAAGGATGGACCGGAGTCGTTGACGGATCAAGAGAAGCATGTAGCAGACAAGATGGGCGTGACATACGAAAACTACGCCAAGAGAAAGAAAAATATGCAGTTCGTCAACGTCTAGGAGACTACAATGCCCGAACCTACAATTACTTCGAGAAACCTTCCTCCAGTTCAACAGCCAGGAGCAATGAAGACGTCTCCTCCTGTAATCCCGCCTGGACTTAAGCCAGTCGTTGAGGTTGCCATTCCTTACGGACAGATTGAGGCTAAGCCTCTACGAGCGCCAAATTTTATCAACTTGAAGTCTAAGAACCCAAACCTTTCGCTCTTTTGGGGTAATAGGGCCGTCGGTGAGAAGGAGTCTGGTCTTCGCTACGACCAGCTCATTGCGATGGGTTTCGTGCCTGCGAAGCCAGAGGACGTTACTTCAATGGAGGGATTTCCGTGTCCTCCGTCACTTGCCCGTGATGGGCGTATTATGTACGGCGATTTAATTCTGCTCAAGATTCCACGAGCGGATTACGTCGGAGCCTTGAAGTGGAACGAGCAGAACGCTCGTCTTCGTGTCAAGAAGCCTGGTGTCGCTATTCAAGGAGCTGGGGCGAGTCGTGATATCGGAGGCGAGAAAGTTCTTAAAGAAGCTTCTGGGCGCGATGCTCCAACGAATGTTATGCCATCGATGGGAGGTAAAGTACAGTCTTATGTTCCTCCTCTGACTGAAGTTGATGCAAAAACAGCGGATAACTCTGGTCCCACTGAATCGGTAAGCGAAAAACAACGTCTCAAGGATTTGGGAATCCTGTAAAAAGTTTTGTGACATGCCCCTGTCGCAAATGTTAACGAAGTTAATAGAAACGAAAGGAGAACCTAGTTGGCTACATCTGAGATTCACTCAGTCCAGACGACTTCGGGCAACCAAGCTCGAATCAAAAGGACAATCGAAGAAGCCGGCCAAACGTTCCTCTCAGGAACTCCTGTGCAGATAGCTGCCGGTGACGGGGGCTTGCAAGCATGGGTTCAGGGAGCGACGAAGATAGCCGGTTTTTCGAAAGAGGCTGCGAATAACCTAGCCGCACTCGGTGTCACACCGACCGCTGCTGTGAACCCAACGCCTCAACCTTCGAGCGGCTCCGTACCGTTCGAGACATCCGCCGTAAACATCACGAGGCCTTTCTTTCGAGATGGTCGTGTTGGGTTTGAAGTCGCGACTCCCGACACCATCTTCCAAGGACAGGTCGGGCCGGCGCAGACCGCGCTTGCAACTGATGTAGGCGTGATCTACAACCTCACCAAAGACGCTGACAACCACTGGTACGTTGACAAGACGAACGTTGCGAACCTTGTCGCTACCATCGTTAAACTCGACCCTGCTGATCAATCTGCTACGCCGCGCGGTGTCTATTTTATCATCACCGACGCGTTCCAGCAGATTCCGGGATAAGGTGAACTGAACATGACAATGGTACGTGGCCAATTCGCGCAGTTGATGGCACCTGGTCTACATGACGAATTTCTTCATTGGGTCGATTTGTTACAGCGCGACGAGGAGTATAGTCACATATTCCACGTCGAAACCTCGAAGATGGCCTACGAAGACGAAGTCGAGTTCGCCGGTTTGCCTCCGCTTGTGGAGAAGCCAGAAGGCGAAGCGATTTCCTACTCCGACGCTATCCAAGGTGGCGCGAAGCGTTATCTGCACCTGACCTACGGTCTTGGTGTACGATGCAGCTTCGAGCTTTACGAGGACGACCAATACAACGTCATCAACCAAGTCCCGAAGGCGCTCGCGCGCTCCGCTCATTTTGTGAAGGAGCAGCAAGCTTTCAACGTCTTTAACCTTGGCTTTACGACGGTTACAACGACTGATGGCTTGTCGTTGTTTAACACGTCACACCCGCTCCTTGGCGGACCGGCGGCTACTTCGGTCGCTCCTGGTATCGCGAACATCATCGCGAGCGCTGGTACGTATCCCAACAGACCGACGGTCGACGTTGACCTTAGCTTCACGGCGATTCAGCTAATGGTCAACTTCTTCGAACGTCTTCCCGACTCACAAGGCTTGCCGATTACGATCAAGCCTCGAACGGTCGTGATTCCACCGGAGCTCAAATGGATTGCTCGTGAAATCCTTGGCTCTCCACATAAGCCTTACACGGCGGACAACGAAATCAACGCCGTGCTTGCCGAAGACCTTCAGTACTTTGTCTGCCACTACCTGACAAGCCAAAGCGCTTGGTTCGTCATCGCGGACAAGATGGCGCATCGGCTCAAGTACTTCGTGAGGCACGAACTTGACGAGGACTTCGCGGATGATTTTGACTCACGGTCCATCAAGCAGGTTTCGTTCATGAGGTTATCGGTGGGAGCCACGGTTTGGGAAGGGACGTTCGGCTCGAACGGTCCTTAGAAAAAATGCCAAATCAATCACATTCAGGCATTCACGGAGATCCGTGGCATGTCTGCGATCGATGCGGTCAAGACTATCGAACGTCTCAACTACGTCGGCAGACTGGCTTGCATCGTGGTCTTCTTGTATGCCCGAAGTGTTTTGATGACCCAACTGCGTTCTACCGTGACATTGTAATTCAGGACACGCTTATGCAATCAGCGGATGAAGAGATGCAAATCGCGGACATTCTCAAGGAGCCTATCGCGGATGATAGTCCGCAGTTTTAGAGTTTAATGGTGCCTTGCGCTCGACTCCTTTCTGGGCTTGGGGCTGGCTAGGTGAGGATTAGCAAGGCACCTTCGGTTTTGGGCGGTCTAGACTCTAGTGCAAAGCTAGAGCGAAGCTTAGGAGGCTTCAATGCCACATACTCAGTCAAGATACCAACAAGATTTGGGTTTTACAGACGGTCGTGTCTTCATCGGACCGGGCGATATTGCAGTCGATGTTGTCGCTCAGGTGACGGCTGTCTCAGGAACGCGGAACGCTGTAGCGGATTGGTCGATTAACCACGTCGTTGGTGCGAATACGACCCAATACGCGTTCAACCTGACGAACGTCATTCTTCGACGCTCCGGCTTTGGTGAGGATATACAGGAGCAGTTTGGTGGAACTGGCATCCCCGGCTCGGCCCAACCGCAAGTCTACCGACCTGATGTCATCCCTGCGATGAATACGGCGCAGCAACTCCAACCTCGAACTGCGTTGAAGGTTAAGGGTATCAAGCTCCTCGGTTTTGACGTGATTTATCTTATCACGACGGCCGCGCTTGTCGCGCATACGTGCCGTGTTGACCAAACGATTTTCGTCAACAACGTTGCGAAGGCGATTACGTCTGTTCTTGCTACTGGCGCGAATGGTCTTCAGACTGCGACACAAGCGAATCCATACGTAACGAACGTAGCTCTTACCGCTCCGCAGCAGATTTACCGAACCGGCCTCGACACGCAAGTATGGGTCGAAATTCTTTCGCAGACGGCAGCCACGACAGTGTATCAGCTCTACGGGATTGATTGTCTCGTGGAATATAATTATAATTGACGTTGAGGTGCTGTCATTACAAAATGCCCTAGAGCCGACTCCTGGTATCGAGATAACCGGGAGTCTGTTCTCTCAGAACAAAAAGAGAATCACAAGAATCTTCGACTCGCGGTTTTACAGCTTCTCGGAGGGAAATGTGCTCGTTGTGGGTTCTCAGACTTTAGAGCACTTCAAATCGATCACGTTAAGGGTGGCGGCGTTAAAGAGGCAAGAAA